TAGTTCTCCTGAATCATTTCTATGCGCCGCGAAGACACGGCGTGGTGGGCTACCACAGCACTGCGATGAATGATGCTGTTGTTGATGTCCCCCATCCAAGCGCTGTGCATGATCGACAACGGGCAGAGAATCAAAACTCTGCGTACATCGCCTCGTTGCATCAGGTAGTCCAGCGCCCACAATGCACTCAGCGTCTTGCCGGTGCCGGGGTCGTTAAAGCAAAACGCTCTGCGGTGCAGAGTTAAGAACGAAGATGTTTCTATTTGGTGGGCCATCGGTATGTATCTACCGGGCCACTTGTACCGCCTAACAATGGGGGACTGTATCCCTTTAACCCCCAGATTCTTCAGTACCCTAGCTTCATCTAGACCCCAGTAGACCGCTATCTGATATACCCCATCTTCTTCTGAAACTATCTTATGTTTTGGTATTACGTTGTACTTGTCAGGGCTGCGTGTTCGGAACAGCAGCGCCTTGTTGTCAATGATCTCCATCACTTCCCTTTGATGGTGTGGTTACTGTTGCGCGGATAGGAGCGGTTATCGTGGGCAGGGACGGCGCGTAGGTTGCTGCGCACAGTCTTACCACCCTTGCTCAGTGCTTGCTTATGGTCAACGTCTTTCCCGTCACCCTTATGCACCAAGCCTTCACCCTCCAACATGTTCCGTGCTTTGTTGCGAGCAGCGCGTTTCTTTTTAACCATCGGAGTACCGTCGTAGTTGGCGTACTCATGGGCGAAGTTGCGATCTGCTTTGTTCTTGTAGGGCATAACTAATCCTTCATTGCGTAAATGTTTTTAATATTGCGCAGTGAGTCTACTACGCGAAGCGTTTCGTGTTGCGATGTGTGCCTCTGTTTCATAACATCGCTCGACAACTGCAACACCATAGTCGTGGCGCACTCGGGGTGAAACCAGATGTGTATATAGCTTTCTTTTTCGCCTTCTTGAAGGTGCCCAGACCATTGGATGGCAAACTGGTCGTTGCGAATTTTTTGCGAACACACAAAGCAGCCTTCGCCGTCTTTGTGACGATGATCAAAAAGGCCGGGGTTGTTGGGGTCAATGGCTGTCATGTTAGTCCTAGTGTTTTGAGTTGAAAGCGCAACTCTTTACGGGGCACCATCCGCACAGGGGCGTTTGGTTCGGGTTCCATACGTTGTACTCATGGGCTGCTTCAAGCCGCGCTACTCGCTCACGGTATCTTGCCCACGCCTTGGGCGCGTCGTCGCTGTGCATGGTCATCCGTACCATGTCGTTCTTCACAACGAACAGCAGCGCTGAATCTATCTTGCGGATGTGCGGGAAGTGGGCAAACACCATCAGCGACATCAACACCAACTGATCCCTATCGGGGTACTTGTTGTTACCTGTTTTCCAGTCAACAACTTTGGCAGTAAGGTTGTCGTCGTCAATGATGATCATGTCCGCGATGCCGCGCACCCATCGACCAGGGTCGGAGAAGTCACACGGTCGCAAGTCAGTAGTCAGCGCCATCTCGTACTCGGCAAACTTGCGCCCTTTCTTACTGAGCATCGCGTCCACCACCGGCAGCACAAACGCATACTTCTCAGGGATGGGTGTGCCGTCCGCGATGTAGTCTTCAATCGCGTTGTGTACTTCCTTGCCGTAGATGGTGTGAACCGTGTCCGTGAACGGGAAGTTGTTCAAGACCTTGACTTCGTAGTGCCGCTTGGCACACCCTTCAAAGTCCTTAAGGGATGAGTGCGACCATGTAACTACTTTTGTCATAGCACGGCGGAGTTAACTACAGCGGCAAGTCGCCGCGAGAAATCGGTAACAAACTTCTCGTCGTGATTAAGTTTGTTACCCATGTCGGACAAGATGGCATGTGTAACTTCATGCCAGAACGCATATGTCCTATCCGCGTTGCTGTACTTCTTATCTACTACGTTGTCGTGCGTTGCTATCGTCACAACCTTGGCGTGGAAATCAATCCAACCCATCGTAGCTGAACGTTGTGTGTGGCGCTTGCTGATTACCTTGTACCACTCAGCGCCGTCCTTCACCTGAAACCATTTAGGAATAATCACAGTCAACCCTTCGCCAAACCATACCTACGGTGTGCGCCACCGTCAGCGTTCAATGGGATGCCGGGTAAGTACTTCGGCTCCATAGTCATCTGCGCTAAGACCCAAGTCTTGGCGAACTCAACCTCATCATCCGGCACAACAGCAATCAACTCATCATGCACTGTGCCTGCTATCGGGTACTTCTTAGCCACCCTGAGCATGCCGTCCGTCATCACGCAGCGAGCTATCCCTTGCGTAACGTTGTTCGTTATCTTGCCGGCGTACAACTTCGTGGCTTCTGGACCGTACACCCACTGCGGCCTCCCACTATCGTCTTTCGTTCGGCGTAGGCTCGGGTAGCGCAAGCTCATGCCACTAGGCAGCACGATCTCGTTCTTCCTGAACGTAATGCATTTATACACCACTTCCTCGCCGTCTGCAAGCGATTTCTCGATCAAGCTACCACACATGTCCCAGAAGGACACCACCGGCCAAGCTGTGCGTCTGTAGGTGTCGATGATCGCCTTTGCTGCGACGGCATGGGTGAGTAGCTCGGGTACGCTACAGGTGTGCGGTATATCTAGAAGACGTTGGGTGTTACCTTCCCAGTCGGCGAACCGTTCGATGTACGCTAAGTCAATGCCTAACTTCTTTGCAAAATCCCTTGTGTACCGTACAGGCGGGGCACCAAGGAACCCTGTAAGAAGTTGTGCTGCGAACGCAGCCCACCCCAGCCCGTAGCCAGCGCCCAGCAACGCGGACTTGGCTGACTGTCTCAGGTCAGGGTGACTGTCCTTGGACATGCCAGGAATATTAAACATCTCTGCGCCAAACGCAGCGTAAGGATCACCGCCCGCCTTGAAGATGTCCAGCATCTCCGTGTAGTCCGACAGCCAAGCCAACACACGCGGCTCGATCTGACTCAGGTCACCGACAACTAGCTGGTAGCCTTCGGGGGCCATCACGGCTTTGCGTAAGAACGATCCCCGCTTAAGATTTTGCATGTTGATGGCGCTGCCCTTGCTGGCAGTCCATCGTCCTGTGATAGCTCCGTAGTAGGAGAGAGGGACAGGTAGTGTGCCGCGACCTGCAATATCAAGGAAACGTTGTGCGCGAGTTCTTTCTCCGGTTGATTTGACTTTGAGTCGGGCTTCGCAGAGCAATGCAACATCTTCGTTATCTCCATTGAGTAGCGCTTGGAACATCGCATCGTTCTTCGCCAAGGCTAGCGCTTGCTTGCCGGTTGTCTTGCTGGTCTTCATGGGCGGCACTACGCCCAGCCCCTGTATCAAGGCGGCGAACTTTGGGTTGGATGCAAGGTCGGACTCCTCAATGTTCAACCGTGCGAGCAGTGCTTCGCGCTGATCACGTTCCTTGTCGATGGCTTCGCTGAGTAACTCAGCATCAAGTACAAGCAAGGGTTGCGTGTACATCTTTAGGGTCATGTCGATCAGACGCAGTTCTGATCTTGGGTATCCGGGTAGTAGCCTTCTGAATATTTCTTCGCATAGAAAGACATCGTGTTTGCAGTACTCGGCCAGTTGATTCTCCAAATCTGGCACGCTTCCCAGTACTCGCACACCGTCCGTACTATAAACGGCTCGCCCTTTCTCGGGAAGACCAAAATCTGTTGCGAGTTTGGCAAGACTGTTGCCAACCTCCACGCCACGGAGAGCGCGTGCCATTGATAACGTGTCGAAAATAAAGGCGGGCTTGATGGAGTAATTCCACGATAGGATGGAGATGTCGAACTGGGCGTTATGAGCGAGGACGGCTGTCCGTCCCCAGTCGATCCCAGCAAGGAACTCAGGTATATCTTGTCGTCCAATCCATCTAGTCGGCTCTGCGCTGTCAAGTATGTGGGCACAAAATCCAAATGCAAGGAAGTCTTCATGGCGTATGTACTCCTCTGTCGTCATCTTGGACAGCGTGTACGTCTTGCTGTCCCAGTAAGTCTCAAAGTCAAGCGTGAGTATCTGGGCGTATGGTGCGCTCAATGCCTATTCTCCATCACGCTATCTTCTTCTACGGAGATGCTGGCTACTGCCATAGAGGACAACGCAAAGGCACTGTTCTTTGTTATGTTCGCGCCTATCATAATCAGGTCGTTGGATTCTTTGTTATGTACGAGGAGCAACCCGTGATATGGCGTCTCGTCTTTGTAGCATGCGGACAATATTAAACAACTCTTCACGAATGCCGCAAGGGTGTCTTCATCCATATCGTTAACGCGCAACTGCATCTCCGCTTGCATCTTTTCAAGTTCATCAGACATGTCATTCCCTTTCAAACCATGCTTCAAGTAATTCAACGGTGTCCTCGCGGACAACCATCGCCGATCCCCCTGCTTTATGGATCGCCATAATCTCTCGTTCTTGCAGCGGGGTTGTCTTGTTGTACCCTGCCTTGCACTCTACTGCTAAGAACTTTCCTTTATGACATACGATCAGGTCGGGGATACCTGCTCTACCATATCCGTTGGCTGGTGCGTAGAAGTAGTACGCCTTATGGGCGTTGATGATCCTGACGCATGCGTCCTTTACTTTCTTTTCTGGTGTCATTGCTTTCTCCTTGTTTAGATGGGGGTGTGTGCTGCTCACATGTAGCAGTGTTTGTGCTATATCGTCAACCATACAGCGGCGCTAACCCGCTGTCACCACACGCCCCCAAAACTTAGATGAAATCCTGTAACTGCCACACGCTGTTGGGTGCGTGAAGCCTATTGGGATTGGTCGATGTAGCCTCACGCTCTTTAAGCTTCTTCGCAAGCATACGCTTTGCTTCACGCATCTTCTTGAGCATCTTAGCTTGCTCTATTGCGTCCTCACGCAAAGCATCGTAGAACTGAGGTTCGACCCACAGCATACCGTACATCTTCAGGACTCCAAGCCTACGGTTGATCGTCAGCAGCCTACTTGTTTTGTCCTTGCTAAATCTTATCAACGTTGCTATCTCTGCGCGGCGTAGCCCATTGGGCAACCCCATAACAACAGAAGCGCAGAGCGCAACGTCTGGATTGTCGTCTTTAATCTGGGACATTACACGCACTGCGCCATATAGTTTAAATACCACAGGGCTTTATTGATCGACTCGTCACCACCCTTGTGCTTCTCGCGCCAGATGTACTTGAGCGCGTTGCCTTTGCAGTAGCCCCGGAACTCTTCCTCAGTCAGCGCAGACTGGATCGCTTCGATGCATTCAACCGTCCCCTGCGTGTAGTGCTCGGGGTTATTGACCGGATCGGAAGGTCCGGTTGTGAACGGTGGGGTTGGCGCAGCTTTATCGTAGTATGTCATTTTCCGTCGTCCGTCATTGAGTTGATGTGTCGGATTGCGCATTCGTAGTGACGCGGACCAAACGTCCAACATTCCGGCAAGTGCGTACCGATGTGGCCTTCTCGGTCTTCCTGATACTTGAGTCGCTTCTTGAGAGTGGTAACTTCAGCCAACGCGAAAGCTGTCGCATTGACAAGATAGGCGTTTGCTTTGCTAAGTTTGTCGTTTTCGGCAAGTGCGTCTCCCAATAAGAGGTCAAGTTTACGTTCTGTTTCAGTCATCTCACCACCTATGCCAAAGAACAATAATGACACCGGCAGCTATGCCGATAACGCCACCAGCAATTGCAAGCAGAATTTCAGTCACCGATCTTCTCCCAGTTGGTTCCTGAGCTAAACCTAGCCGCATCAAAAGCCTCTTTCGCTTGCTCCGCAGTAGCCCGACGCAGCCGTATGTCCCAAAACTGCGGATACAGCGGTTGCTCCTTCAACAACTCGGCAAACTCCACCCACGCAGC